ACACTTAGAAAGCGACATCAATTTTAATGAACAAAGGCAACAAATGGCTAATGCTCTAAACGAAATGAGAAAAGCTATTCAGAATGCTAATCAAATTCAAGACAAATTTGTTAAGTTAGCCGCTTGGTATGATGAATGGTGTGATATTATGAACGAAGCTATTGATGAAACTTGATTAAAGTTTCCTAAATTTAAAAAAGTTAATGTACCAGATTGTTTTGATATAATTGAGGCAAAAGCAGAAAACCTACCTAAGATTGAATTGTGAAATGAGTAATCAATGATTATCTTAATATAAAGTTTTATATATCATTAAATAAATGAGAATTTTTTGATATGAAATAAATAAGCAACCTAAGACTGAAAAGAAGAGTTGGTATACAAACAATTCTTCTATTTCTTTAAAAACATTATTTGACCACGATGTTGTGTTAGATAATAATACGTTTTATGTTTTATATCAAAAAAATGGAGATATAAGACAAGCAGTAAAAAAGATTGCTGAAAATGTAGCGAGAAATTGATTATATTTAACTGATAATCAATGGAATATCATAGATGATAATAAATATACAGATGATATTCAAATGTTATTTTCTTCTCCTACATTTAGTAAATTTAAGATAGACGTATTTAGAAATTATTTGGTAAGTTGAGAAGTTTATATTATGCCAGTAAAAAATATATGATGAAGAGTTGCTTGATTTAGAGTAATTGATAGTCGTATGGTGGTAAAAGATATAAACACCGAAAAAAATATAATTGAATGATTTGATTTATATTTATGAGGAAATCAACATATTAAATTAAAAGCTAACGAAATAGCTTTCTTTAAATTAGAGGACGATATTTATAACCAATTTAATGGTATGTGATTACTTACTTGAATTGTTTATGATTGACTTTCTGATTTAGAGGCTATGAAAAATAATTACTTCTTTTATCAGAATAGTGCAATACCAAGTGCTTTATTACTATTAGATGAAAGTTTATCAGAAGATGAAATGCAGATAGTAAAAGACCAATTTGATGCACAATTTAAAGGAAGTAAAAATAATCATAAAACAATGATAGCTTGATGAGTTAAAGATATTAAAACTCTATCAATGACACCAAGAGATATGGAATTTATCAACCAAAGAAACCTTACTACTGAAAAGGTTAGTGCTGTGTTTGGAGTTCCTAAAACTATTTTGTGATATACAAATAATGTAAATTACTCTAATGGACAAACTCTAAGAAAAGAATTTATAGAGTGAACTATTAGACCTTATGAAAAAGATTTTGAATTTATGTTAAATAAATGTCTTCAAATGTTTAGACCTGATATAGCAAAGAGTTATTGGGTTAAAGCAGACGGAGACCAATTTGAACAAACACAAGAAGAAAAACAAACACAAGTTGAAGATATTAGACACGGTATTAGAACTATCAACGAAGTTAGAGTTGAAAGATGATACCAAAAATCACAAGATGAAAACGCTGATAAATTATTAATAAGAAATGATTTATGATTATTAGAAGATATTGTTTTTAATTCTGTAATGCCTACTAATGGACAAGCTGGAGATACAAATGATGATTGACCTAACGAGGAATGAAAACAGAACGATAAAGAAGCTGATGAAAAGGTATGAGGAAATAAAGAAGAAGCTTAATGATGAAAAAACAATAGAACGAGTATTTAATAACCCTATGCGAGTTAATCAAGAATATGAAAGTTTACATAGAGCAAGACCAAAGATAACTGACGCTTTTAAAAAGGACTTGCATTTCACAGACTTACGGAGTAGACTATCACTAGAAAGTATTATAGATAGTGTTGCTTATGAAACAGAAAAAGCAGTTAAGATTTGAATAAAATTAATAAACAAGTTATTCAAATGAAAAACACACCCTACCAAAGCGACAGATAGATATCTTGAACAATGGTTAGAGGAACAATACTGATTATTTAGGGGAAGTGTTCTCTATGAAACAAAAAGGAGAATAATAGACTTAATGAAACAAGCAATAGATGAAAGTTGGACAATATGAAAATTATCAATACAGATAGAGAAGTTATCTAATACTCTATTTGGTAAAACAATGGCTACTGCTGTTTCTATAACTGAAATACATAATGCCTTTGAAAATTGAAAAAGAATAGCAATTCAAGATTTAGTAGATGAGTGAAGAATAATACAAAAATATTGGCTAACTTGTAATGATGATAGGGTAAGGGAAACTCATATGCAAGCTCAAAAAGAAGGGCGAGTAGATATTGAACATATGTATAATAGTGTATGAGTTAGAATGCCTCCTTGATGATATAATTGTAGATGTAATTTACTTTACAAAGAAATATAATGGAACTTATTAAAAAAGAAAATCACTTTCAAATGTTATCTAAATCTGTTAAGGAAGTAGATACTGAAACTTGAAAAGGACTTATTATTGAGTGATATGCCTCAACAAAGGACAAAGATAGATATTGAGATATAGTAGAGCCTAGTGCTTTTGAAAAAGCTATGAATATCTATGCTTTAAACCCTATACTATTATTACAACACGACGCTGATAAACCTATTGGAAAAGTTGATGCTTTCACTATTGACTGAAATGGTTTATATATTAGAGCAATAGTATCAGAAGATACTGATTGAGTAATGAGTAAAATAAAAAATTGAATATTAAAGTGATTTAGTATTTGATTTAGAATACTTGATTACGAAATTGAATACAAAGAAGATGACGAGTGAAATATTATAGATAGAACTAATTACATTAAAGAGTTAGAGCTATTGGAAATTTCACTTGTATCTATACCCGCTAACCCTTATGCTCTAAGAAAGAGTATAAACGATTGTTTTAGTTCTAAATCTGTAGAAATGCAAGAAGAAGAAAAAATTGAAACTCCTGTTGAAGAAACAGAAGAAGTAGTTGAGGAGGGAAAAAAAGAAGTAGTTGAGAACGAAGAAGAAATAAATTCTGAGGACGATACTATCGAAGAAAAAGCAGTTGAAGAAACTGAAATAACTCCTAACGAAAATGAAGAAGCTGAAAAGGTAGATGAAAAGCCTACCACAGAGGAGAGTGAAACAAATCTTCCAGAAGAGAAATCATTTGAAGTTATGAGAAAAGAATTCTCTGATGAATTGGAACAAAAAAGCATTGAACTTAAAGCTTATGCTAAGAGAGTAGATGACTTAGAGTGAAAATTATCAGAAACAGTTAAGGTTCTATCAAGTGTTGTAAATGCTGTTAAAAGTATGCACAATACAGTAGAAAAAACTGTAGTTCAAAACTCTTATCAATTTAGCTGACCTATCGTTAAAGATGAGGCTAATGATGAGATTGAAAAAGCCGTTAAACTCATAAAGAGTTGGTAAAATCTTTTATTTAACATTTATTAAAAAATGGACGAACTTAAAAAAATTGCTGATGTTGTTAAATCTATAGGAGATTTAGCTTCAAGAGAAGAGTTAGTTGAAAACGAAAAAGCTGGTGTAATTAACACTGCTGAAACTAACCACGGTAAAGAAATTGTAAGATTAACAGAACAATCTCACACACTTCTTGACCTTATTCCTAATTTTTCAAAACTATTACCATTACTTCCTGGAAATCACGGAACAAATATGGCAATGACTGAAAAACTTCCTATGATTGGAAAAGCAGATAAATTTGTAGGAAATACAGAATGGACTTCTGGAAATTCTTACTTTACTGCTAGTGCTACTAAACCTGGAACAAGTGAAGTAACTATTACACAAGGACAATTTATTCTTGAAATACCAGTTTCAAAGAGAGAAGCAAATTATGAATTTGTAAATCTTGAAAACATTTTGAGAAATAGAATTGCTCAATCATTTGCTGAAACTATTGATGCACTAATTCTTAATGCTGATGATACTGCAAGTGGAAGTGGAAACATTAACGGTACTTATTCTGGTGCTCCTTACTTTGCTCAACAAGATGATGGTATCAGAAAGGTAGGTATTGCTAATGGTGCTGTTTCTGTTGGAACTCTTGATAGTGGAGATTTCTTATCAGTATTCCAAGTACTTGACCCTGGTTATTCTACTGACTTAGATAATCTTCTTATCTTAGCTCCTTCTAATGTTTATTATAAGACATTACCTCTTTCTGAATTAATCACTATTGATAAATTCGGACCAGACGCTACTATTAGAACTGGTGTTCTTGCTAAGATTTGGTGAGTAGACTTTATGACTATGCCTGACTTCCCTGCTCTTACAGATACTAACGGTAAAGTTTCTGGAACTTCTACTGATAATACAAAAGGAAGTTTCGCAGTAATCTGGAAGCCTGCTGTACAATATGGTTATGGACAACCTATGGAAATTGAAATTACTAAGGTTGCTTGAAGAGGTTATATCTTGACTGCTACTGCTGAATTTGGTTTCACTATCGTTAATAATGATAGCAATGCTAATGTAGGTAAAACAGTTGGACTTTGAGTAAATGTAACTGTATCTTAGTATATATATTTTTAGGGGTAGTGTGCTAAGTCCATACTACCCTTAAATTTTATTTAGTTATACAAATAAGATGTTCTTGAAATATTTGAATAAAGGAATGGAGTTTGTTAGAACTATTGATTGAAAAAAGGAAGTTAAACAGTGAGAGGTTTTTGAAACTCCCGATACAATATGACAATGATTAATGAGAAATTACAAATGAATGTTTGAAGAGGTTGAGAATAAAGGTGATACCGTTAAGGAAAATGAAAAGAAAGCGAATAAAAAGCAATGGAATAAAATTGTAAAGAAATAAAATTTAATAACTCTTATTTTAATATTTAGAAAGGAATAATGTATATTACTAAGGAAGAATTTGAGGCATACCTCTGAATTCAATTTGAGGAGTGAGATACAACACCTAATACTTTAATTAGTTGAGTAGAAAGTGCTGTTAATTCTTATATTGGTGCAGATTGACCTAACTGAATATTAAAGACAGAATATATTGAAGATATAGATTTAAGAAGTGTAATAGTAAATGCTGATTGATATAATATATATTTAAAGCATTGACCTATTGATAAAACACAAGATATTTATATCAACGATATAAATACAGCTATTGATTATAATACTAACCCTTTCTTAATTCAAAGAGGAAGACAAATTATTATTAAAAACTTAGATGTTTTACATAATGATGAAAACCCTATTGATAAATGGAATTGGTTAAGAGTTAAATATACTGCTTGATATTGAGAACGAGATGAAACAACTCAAAGTTGGTTATGAATACCAGACGATATAAAGCAAGTATGTTTATTCTTATGTGCTACCATTTGGCTTACAAGAAACTTTACTGGTATGACCAATTATAGATTATGAGATGAAAGTTTATCTATATGAAAGCAAAGATTTATATATGATAGTCCTTTCGTAACAGAAACTCTAAAAAAATATAGAAAAATTTATATAGCATATTAGAAATATAATGTATGGACTATTTTATAATAGAACAGCAACAATATATACTCCTACAAGAGATGAAACAACAATGATTTCTTGATGGAAAGAAAAAGCTACTATAAAATGTGCTTTACAATGTCTTTATTGAGATGACCAATGAGAAAGGCGAGGTAGAGAACTTAATAGAGTTTATCGTGCTTATAGATTTTTTAGTGATTATCTTGAAGTAGAAATATGAGATAAGATAATTATTGATTGAGTTGATTATATTTGTAATTCTATGAATGTTTATAAATGAACTTTTAGAACATTCGCAAAAGGTTATTTTATAAAGTGAGAGTGAACATAATGGCATTTGGTAGAGGACATAGTGCTTTAAGTTTCAATATCACAAGAAAGAGAGTTATTGATTTTAATAAACTCGGTAAGATAAGTGTTGAGGCACTTAATAAAGCTGGTGATGAAATAGCACATAGAATTAAAACCTATGCTGAACAAGAGGCACCAGTATATACTTGAAACCTAAAAAGCACTATTAGAATAATTGAGCAATGAGTAGCGTCAAGTATAACTCCTTGAACTAAGTATTGGAATATAGTTGCTTGATGACAAAGATGAGAGTGAATACACCCGGTATCAAGAAGACCAATAAAGAAATATGTTGATTATGCAGAATATCAAGAAAGGTATTGAAGAAAATCTTGATATATGTCTAAGGCATTAAACGACCATTGAGCAGAATATATGAATATCTTAAAAAGATATATTAATGGTAAAATGTTGGTATCACAATCAAGTTGATGAGTATTCTTTAACTGAACTAAAAAATAATGACTACAACTACATATAGCTTTAAAGCAGTTTGTGATAGAATATATGATAAATTAAAATACTTAGAGTGAAAAAGAGTAGCAAAAGTATATAATTCTGATATTAAACTACCAAGTGATTATTCATTTCCCTCTATTATTATAACTCCTAATTGGTGAAACTGTGAGATATTAGATAGTTGTAGTTGGAAAGATTATATGGTAATAACAGTTAGACTTGCAGAACAAATATATAACGAATATAATGCAGTAGAGCAAAATATGAGAGAAATTGCTGATATTATTCTCAACTGTTTAAAAGAGATTGATACTTGAATAGGTTGGAGTTTCTGAAATGGTTATACAGTAAAAGCAGAATATTCATATAACCGATGATATTTAGAAAGTACCGAACCTATAAGATTATTTGAAGTTGATATTAGATTTACTGCAGTTCAAGGGTTAGGAATATATGTTGCTCCTACTACACCTGCACCTGATAATAATAATGAAAATGAAAATAATTGATAAGTTTTATTCCTTTATTTACATACCAATGGCAAGAAAGTGTAAAGATTGTCCAAATCAAAATGAGGAAATTATAGAAAAACAAGAAGTGGAAGAAGTAAAAGAAGATTGAAAAAAAGGTTATTTCTTTCCTAATGAGTGAGTAACGATTTATGCTAACTCATATAAAGAAGCTCTTAATATTTTAAATTCTACTAAACAATAAAATGGCATACATTTGAAGACTATCAGCTATTGGACTTGGAAAAGAAACTGTTAGATGAACAGCAGTTGCTCCAGAAGTCCGAATTCCTAAAACAAGTGGTTTATTAAACCCTAATATTGAAGTAGCTACTGATGATAGTGGTTATTGAGTAATTGATGAGGTTTATGATACATTTACAACTAAGGCAAGTTCTTCTATTACATTAGAGGGAATAGCAAGAGATGATTTCTTAGGTTTCCTATTATTAGGTGCTTTATGAGATTATGAAACTTGTTATCTTTATACTTGAACAGCAAGTTGAGGAACTCCTAAAAGATGAGAGGGAAGTTCTACAAATAAGATTAGAAAAATCTTAACTATTGGAACTACTACTTATTATGTTATTAATGGTACTGGTTTATCTACTCTTACTAATGGAACTTGGACATTAACTCTTACAGAAGTAAGTGGTGCAGTAGCTCATTACTTTTCAAGATTAAATAGTAATGCTCACCCTTCATTTACTTTG